GTCGAACGCCTCTTGATCCACTTTGCGCTGCTCCACTTCGATCTGCTTCACGCCGACCTCGCGCGTCTGCCGGGCGATGTAGCGGTTGCCGAAGTACAGCAGCAGACCGGTAATGAAAGCGGACAGCACACCGGCGAGAGCGGGATTCATTCGGGAGCCTCTTCCTGGTCTGGGACCGTCACCAGATCCGGGGACTCCTCCCACCCCGCAATGACGACCACGAGTAGGCAGTATCCCAGGTAGACCGTCCCAGATATCCAGCCGGTGACCAGCCACCCCAGAAGCCACGAAACGATGTACCCGGCGCCCCAGATGAGCGGGAGCGTGTAGGCGATCAGGTACCCCCGGCGCTTCGCCTCCATCCCGAGGAAGGCGCACACCATCGCGATCAGCCCGAGCACCATCCACGTGCCGGACCAGAACTCGGCCGGGGCGATCTTCTCCAGGATCGGAATGGTGCGCGGGTGACCGGTGCGGTCGGTCGGCTGTACGAACAGAGCCCCGCCGATGCAGAACGGGATGAAGCCGAAGATCAGCAGGCACGCGCCGCGCCTTCCGATCCTCTGCCGTGTAAACGGGCTCTTGATCCGGTGCGGCATCAGCTCATCCCATACAGCGCGAAGCGGGAGCCCGAGACGAATGCCGTCGCGGAGACCGGGATCATGTCCACCCGGGTGATCGCGGAGCTGTTCGTCCATCCGGGCTGGAGGACGGAGAACGCGCTGTTACCGGAGGCCGTGGCGTCGTTGTAGCCGGTCTGCCCCTGGATGCTCTTCCGGGTGGCGGTGCCGGTGTAGTCGTCAACCGTGATCTCTCCGCCACCGTGGAGGCTGGAGAACTGCGAGCCGGGGCAGACACCGCACCACGCGGAGGTCTGCGAGCTGTTGACCACGTTCGTCAGACCACCCGCCGCGTTGCCGTAGTTCGCCGCTGCGCTAGCCGCGCCGCCACCGCCGTTGTTGTTCGTGACCTCGTAGGTCGCCGCGCCCGCCACGAGCTTGATGTTGCGGATGTACCCGATCGTGCCGTAGTTGGCGCCGGTGTCGTTGTTGAACCGGATGCCCACGGGGTTCGTGTACGTGTAGCTCGCGTTCGAGCCGACGGCGCGGGCCCGGTACTTGATCACGAGGTGGCGCCACTCCTGCGGGATGTTCTGGAAGGACACCGACGACGCGTCCGCACCAAGCACGACCTCGTTGATCAGCGCCATGTCCGTGACCCACCGGGAGCCGCCGGAGAGCGCGCGGTAGGTCTGGTGGGCGTGGAGGTCGGTCCGGTAGCACCGGTCCCCGTCGGCCGGGGCCGTGAACGCCGTGTCCCGCGCGGACGCGGAGGCGAAGCGGGGGATGGTCCGGGTGTCCAGGGCCTCCGCGAGCTTCTGGAGGGCGCTGTTGGGAACGTAGGGGAGCGCGGCGCGGGTGGTCGTGCCGCCGGGGGCCGTGAACTGCGCGGCCTCCCGGGCGGCCATCGCGATGGAGACCATCTCGTTCAGGTCCACCGGCCGGACGCCCCACCGGGGGCCGCCGTCCCCGAAGTCGAGCCAGTACGTCGCCGTGGAGTTGTCCGGGCCCTGGAAGATGATCTGGCCCCGGGAGTCCGGGGTGACGATGCCGCCCAGGTTGGCGCCGCTCATGTTCTGGATATCGGTTACCGTGACGCCGCCGGTCCGGGCGCTCTTCACGGTGGCCGCCGCGAGAGTCGGCGTCCCGTTCAGGCTGACCACCTGAGCGGAGCCGTCGGCCCCGTAGATCGCTCGTGCCATCGTTTACACGCCCCTTCAGTTCTGCGCGAGGAAGTACCGGATCGAGTCGAAGCCGACCCAGTTGGTCGAAGTGCCGTAGTACACGATCGAGCCGTCCCCGTTCAGGGACACCTTCGGCTCCGAGGTCGTGTACGTGCTGGAGGACGTGATCGCCACAGCGAAGTCCGTCGCGCTCCGTAGCGGCAGGAAGCCGGAGGGCAGGTACCCGAGCACGCTGGAGGACGTGATCTGCGCGCCGTCCACCCGGACGATCGCGCCGGACATCTGCGCGAAGATCCCGCCCGGCTCCTTGAAGACGCCCGGGTCGTACGTCGGGGTGCCGCGAGTCGTGTACTGGTCGTTCAGGGTGATCTGCGTCAGCTCCAGGGCCCCCGAGGGCTCCCAGATGGTGCCCCACGTCGCGCTGCCCTCTTCGGAGGTCTTGATGTAGACCCCGGAGACGACTCCGGCGCTGGACCGGACCACGCAGATCACACCCGAGGGCGCGTCGTAGAACTTCTGGTCCCGGTCGGCCGTGCTGACGGCCTTCAGCACGGTGGCCGTGTCGAGCTGTTCCGCGAGGAACGAGAGGTCCGCCGGTACGTCGTCGGCCGCGTTCTCGTCCGGGACGCGGAGCCCGGCGAAGTCCGTGTAGGTGTACCCCACGGTCATGCTCCCTACTGCGTGTAAACGCGCACTCCGCACGTCATGGTGGACAGGATGGCATAGCTATTATCGACCGCCCACGGCTCGCCGTCGGGTGCCTGCGGGGTGATCAGGAAGCCCCGGATGCTGTTCGTGTCCAGCGTGGCCGCGCCGATGTTGTCCCGCCACGAGTCGGGGAGCGTGATCACCTTCAGCTCGCCGGGTTCGAGCGTGAAGTCGATGAACGCCGGGTCCAGCGAGGTGTTCAGCAGGAGAGACTGCGGGTTGGCCGGGAGCGCGTCCATCTTGTGGCCCCAGAGCGTGAGGTACGCGGGCCCGGTGTCGCCCTCGTCCCAGTCGGACCGGGCCAGGAAGAGGTCAATCGACGCCGTGGGAGTCGCTTCGGTGTTGAGCTGGTTCACCGCGCCGTCCCAGTACGAGAAGGCCGCCTGGTAGTACACGTCCTTCTCGCCGTAGGCCGGTTCCCGGTCGCCCGGCCGCCCGATCCGCATCGGGTGGCCCTCGTTGGCCCACACCTTCTGATTCTGGCCGGTGGTATCCCGCAGGCCCCACGTGTACTGCGCCTGGTCAGTGCTGAAGAACTCCGGCGCGTTGGCGTCCGGGTCCCCGCCGACGGCGCCCATGACGAAGGGCATCCCGCCGTGCATGATCACCTGCACCCGGTCGCCCACTTTGCGGTCCTGGTAGCTCTGCGCGCACGCCACGCCCACGAAGCGCTGACCCCCGAGCCCGATGTTCACGGAGCCGTCCCACCGCAGCGCGGTGACGGTGCCGGTCCGGACCACGGTGGCGTTCGTGTCCGCCTTCATCGCCTGCGCGAACGCCTTCGAAGGCTTCGAGCGGGACTTCATCGGCTTCGGCTTGGCCGTGGCCACGGTGCACCTCCTACGGGGTCGTGTAGTTGAAGATCAGTTGGATGCCGCTCAGGTAGTGGTACCCGTAGTAGTCCTTCGACGTGGACGGACCGGGCCCGAAGACGATGCCCTTCGCCGTGCCTGCCTTGAACTCGTTCCCGATCGCCGTCCCGAGGGAGAGCGTAGTCGTCTCCCCGGCCGCACAGCCGCTCTTGCGGACCCGGTTGGTCTTCTCCCCCACCACGGCGTCCCAGTTGGCCGGGCGGCTCGTGGAGGCCGTGTTGTGCGTCCCCACGACGGCCGTCAGGCCCGCGTTGTAGTACGAGAACTGCGTCTTGAACTTGATCGAGCAGCCGGTGATCGTCTTCCCGGTCAGGGCCGTCTGGATCGCCGTGTAGTCGAACATGATCGCAGAGCGGTTGTTGCCCCACGTGGAGCTGTAGTAGCCCTGGTACATCTGCGAGTCCGAGTGCGTGGAGCCGGAGGCGCCGAAGGACCGGCCGGTGACCGCGTTGAAGGTCTTCGAGCCGGGCACCGGGTCCGCCGGGTCCGGGGGGTCCACGGGGTCCGGCGGGATGTCCTCCGGGCCCTCCGGCGCGAGCGGGTTGAACTCCGTCTCGTCGGAGACCGCGATGTACGCCTTCCGCCGCTGGAGCGCCGCCGGGTTGAAGACCTCCTTCGGGGAGCGCACCTCGCACGCCATATCGGCCGCGCCCCAGGTGTAGTTGATCGCGTCCAGAAGGTGCCGCTCCACCTCGTCGTCGTAGTTCTCGACTTCGATCACGTCTCCGGCCTCCACGCCGGGGTGGAAGCGGGACGTGAGGCTCAGGCCGTAGTGGAGCCCGAGCTTGTTCGCGAGCTGCGCGCGCGCGGCCACGCCCGCCTGCGCGTCGGTGTCGATCAGGCTATTCGTGTAAACGAACGGCTTGACCCCGAAGCGCCCAGCGCCGATCCCCGGCCGGAGGACCGGGTTGGGCCCGGCGTAGGTGATCGACGTGGGCTCGTTGTCCCACGCGTACACCGGGCCGACCGACTTCGAGCCGTCGGCCGCGTCGCCCATGGCCGCCACGACGTTGTAAACGTCGTCTCGGTCGAAGCTGCGAGTCTGCGCCACGAGGGCGCCGCCCTTCGCCACCCTCCACACCGGGTTGTCGGCCAGGGTGGGCACGGGAACGAACCGGAAGCCGCCGGAGGCGTCACAGAACGCCTCACCCCCGAGCGCGCCCATCACGGACACGTCCGTGTCGGCGCCGTCGATCAGGGTCCACCGGCCGGTCGTGAAGAAGCCGACGGGGATCGGGTCGCGGTAGTTCAGCCGCTCGTCCCAGTAGAACCGGGCGTCCGGGACGGCCTCGCGAATCAGGACTTCCGTCTGACCCCGGTAGGTCATGAACCGGCGGTCCGGGATGCGGCGCGTCTTCAGGAAGTCGGCTTGCTGAACGTCGATCTCGAAGCTGTTGCCCGCGAGCCCGATGCTGTTCTCGTTCTCCTCGGCCGTGACGATGCTGTAAACGCCCTGCGGAATCCAGAAGATCGGGTTCCGCACGGTCTTGATCCCGAGCCTGATCCGGGCCCGGGGCCCGTACGGGTGGATGCCCTTCTCCCCGATCGGGTAGTCCTTCGCGAACGTCCCCGAGAACTGCCACCGGGCCTGCTGGTTCCGGTTCTGCGAGTGCGAGCCGGACAGGGGCCGCAGCGGGTACCACGTGCTCCAGTCCGGGGACCATTCGATCTTCGGGATGAGCTGGAAAGGGTCGTTCAGGCTCGCGAGCAGCCACGTGGGGAGATCCTGCATCAGTAGGGCTCCGTTCCCATCGCGTACGAGCGTCCGTAGCGGGACGGGGATGCGAAGTCGGCCCCCTCCCACCGCCAGCCCTCGGTCACGCTCGGGTCCCCGTAGTCTGGCAGCGTAGATCCTACGACGGCCATGGCGCCGTCGGCCCACCACACGACCGGCGCAGTGCCCGCTGTAGCCACTACGGAGATGCGGTCCACCGTCTGCCCCGCCGTGAGCGTGTACGAGCCGGAGACGCGCGCCCAGGACCCGGGAACGGCCTGCCCGAGCACGTTGGCGGTCCCCAGGGTCGTAGTGCCCGAGCGGAACCAGAGCTGGAGCGCGGTCACGCCGGTGGCCGGGACCTTGACCCACACGCCCGCGCTCACGGTCTGGCCGCCGGAGACGGCCTCGGTGTTCCAGCTCGTGCCGCCGTCGGCACCGTTGACGCTGATCGTGTGCTGCCACGACCACGACCCGAACCGGGCCTGCGTGTTTACACGCTCACGGGTGTTGTTCGAGCCGTAGTTCGCCGTCTCCGTGGTGAAAGTCAGCTCCGCGCTCGGGTTCAGCACGAGGTTGCGCCACGGGCCCCCGGTGCGCCCCGGGGACTCCTCCACGTCCCGGTACGTCTCGCGGAGGCGCCGCCGGTCGGCGTAGGTCTTCCCGGGCACCGTGAGGCTGTGCCCGGCGCTCGCGGGGCGCCCCATGCCGGTCAGCCCGATGTCCCACGAATCGTAGGTAGAGCTGGCCCGGCCGACCCGGGTCGGAGCGATGTCCCCCACGAGGTAGTAGCCGGTGCGGCGCCGGTGCCGCTCCAGGCCCACCACGTAGACCACGCTCGCGTCGATCGCGGCCAGAAGCGCCTGGTACTCGTCCTCGTCCTTCGTCAGGACGACCATCTTCGTGTTGTACGACTTACGCACGTCGGTGGTCACAGCGGGCTCCGGGGAGCCCCACACATCCGCCGTCGCGTTGCGGGAGGCCCACGAGCCCGAAGACCAGTCGATGCAGCGCGCCGGGACGGAGAGGTCCGGGTTCTCCAGGTTCTTGATCCACACGCCCGGCGAAGTGAACCCGCCGTCCGGCTCCCA